TTAGCAATTATATTATGTTGTCGCATTACCATAAATGCAGTTCTTTCATCAGTCTGCGCTCTAAAATCTCCAGCTGGGTCGCCCCATATTTCTATATCTAAATTACCAAATCTTTTATTTATTTCTACTCTTAATAAATCAGAAAATCTAGATATACCCATATCAAAACAAACAAGTTCTCCTACTATATTCCATTTACCACTAGGAAGTCTTTGACCAAACACAGCAGCTGGTGTCAATCCAAAATCAATTCCTATTGTAACTGGAGCATTAGCTATTGGTATTGTTTCTTTTGCTACATGAACTTCTTCTTTAAAACTAGGATAAACTAATTTACCATCTTCTAGTGTTCCATATTTGTTCATTACATAAACATCTATCCAACTTTTAGTTTTACCTTTAACTATATTCTCATAATACTTAGGAGTTAAATTATTACTGTTTTCAGATAGTTTATTAGGTTCATATCCATGTAAAACTTTTTCTTTTATTATTTCTATCATACCACCTGGCTGATTATAAAATGACCAGTTTTCAGGTTTAACTAACATAATAGCTTCTTCTCTTGATAAATGTTCTGGTACTGGTACATCTCCAGCCATAATTGCCCACCAATGATCTTCTTCTGGTGCGTTAGTATCAGCAATTACTCCATACCAAGTAGCACCACCATCACGCATAGAAGGATATCTACCTACCCTCATAGTACAGGCATCTATTATTGATTTAGGCAGCTCTCTTGCTTCATTAACCCATACACCAGTTAGTTCTAGCGATAAAAGTTTTTTAACATCTTCAGGGCGATCTAAAGCAAGAAATATAACTTCCATTTCTACTTCGCCTTTGTATATTCTATGTGTGTAAGGTACTGACCAAGCAAATGAACCAAAGTCAGCTTCATTAAACCAATCAAGCCATGTTTTAATTGTTGTTGTTTTTAACTGAGGATTAGTATTACGAATGACTGCCCATCTAGTTTTTCTTTTACCATCCTTACCTTTTTCTTGAGCTAAAGCTCGTCTAAATATTTCTACACAACAAGCAACTGATTTACCTGAACCAACTGGTCCTCGTAGTCCACGAAAGAAGTCATTAGACTTCATAAAATCTTTTAGTACTTGACCATCTGGTTTATAAGAAAAATCAGTCAATGTCGCCCAACTGAATATATTTAGCTATCATATCTTCAGCGACTTTAGGACCAAGAGCTTCTATTAATTTATCTGCTTCTTTATCAGTAACCATATGAGTTGGATAATGTTTAAAGTGTACTGCTTTAACTACTTTCCTCAATCTTCTTCTGTCTTGTAGGCTTATGTCGAAATGTCTGTTTTGGGAATTTGGCTTTAATGTGTCCAGTTTGCCACCCACTGTTCCGTATTTTTCTTTTAATTTCTTTAGGTCTAGCTCTTGTTGTGTGAGCTTCTTCTCCTTCGGTTTGTTCTGGTCTAATGTCATGTAAATACTGTTTGTATAACTCCCAATCCATGACTACCATAGGGGAAGTTCTATCTCTTTTCAATATTAAAATATCAGAGTTACCTTTCCATCTTTCTAATTGAGTAAATCCTTCGCCATTTTTACGAGCTTTAACTTCTATATTTGTTCCCTCATGCAAATCTTTTACAATTACATCATGAGGAAAACCAACAATAGCTCCTGACATTGGCTGTCTGTAAGCATCATAACCCTCTTTCTTATAGAGAGCTACTATTTCATTTTCTATTCTAGTTCCTTTTACCTTTGCTTTGCTTGACAACTTTTCCTCCAGTTTTTTTTGCTTCAGCTTTTGCTTTCTTCATACCAGCTTTCGTATAGCTGTATGTTTTTTTTCCTACTTTAGGCATTTGCAACTCCTTTCAGTTGATCTTTCATGTTAAAATTTTCTGCTCTTAATTCTACTCTATCTCCATAAGCTTTTTCTAACTTAGTGATTAGAACCTTATTAATATCTTTAACATCTTTTATTTCGTCTTTTAATAATTGCACATCTTGCATAAGAGCATCTATAGTCATTTTCATTCCTTTTTGTTTATAGTAATTTGGGTGAACTTTAAACTATAAAAGAATTAAAAATTTTTTTCAATGCACAGATTAGCAATCCCATGCTCTCAATGATTTAGATAATCTATCTTGACCAGTATTGTTACTAGGTTTTTGTCTTTTTCTCATGCCTTTCATTCTAGCACAAAAAGACTTTCTTCTTTTACTTCCTTTTTTTTTTGTAGGAGCTTTTAAGTTACCACCAGTTTCACGATTGTAACTAGCTCTACCTTTGGCATTTAATCCACCTTTAGGATTTTTGCCTTCTTTCTTTTGCCATGCTGGAGTTGCCATTAGAAACTCCTATATTTCTTAACTTTGGCTGCTATACCTTTAGGTTGTTTAGACACTTGTTTACCTTTTTTCTTTGTTTTTCTTTTAGCAGCAGTAGTTCTAGCATACTCACTATTAGATAAAGCTTTAATAGCAGCACTTGGTAAATATCTTTCGCCTGTTTCAGATGACTTCTTGCCAGACTTAGTTCTCCATTTTTGTTTTCCCCATGCTTTTAGCGATTGCTGTGATCTTGCAAGAGCCATTACTTATATCCACCACCAGCAGCTTTATATCTTTTTGCTAATAGCTGTGCTTTTCTTGCAGACCATTGTCCAGCAGATGTTCCTTGAACACTTGAAGCTTTAATGGATTGAAACATTTTTTTTCTCATACCAGGCTTAGTATAGTTACCAGCCTTATTTACTGTGCTTTTTTTAGCCATTACTTTCCTTTTATCTGCCTAGTACTAGGAGCTATCGATCTTAACCAGATCAGAGCTACTTAAGTCAGACTTTTACTTTATACGAAGTAAATATATTTTCAATGCACATTCTTATGTGCTTTTTTTCCACTCTATTGCGTGTAGGGGTTCACACAGTAGTTATACGTTGTGTTTTTAAACCCCACCCCCTCGTAGTACAGCAACTATTCTATCTCGTTTTCCTAACTGAGATCAATCGATACCTTTAGGTTTCCATCGACTTGATGTTGTACTCGTTCAGGTGCTCGTAGACCTACTCTATCTAGTATATCTCTACTCGCTTCTAGTTGGACATACTCGCTTCGTGCATTATCAGATAGTTCCACTAACTTACGACTAGCTGTTACTGCACCTAATCCAATGGTATTAGCTATCTGTCGTTTCATATAGTCTTGTACCTTTGGGATGCGTAGTGTCCTACTAGCTGTTACCCTCGCACTCTCTCTACTTACTTTTGTATTATATCCAGCCTTAACTGCAGCTTCAACAATGCTACATCCTGTTGTTACGATAGTATCAACTAAGGCTCTTTGTTTCTCGGTTAAATCAGTGTCTGTCATATCAATCCTTTATTCTATTCGGCTCCGATGGATAATTGTAATCATTGATAAATTAGTGTCAAGAACAATCGTCAGGACACTTCAGCACATCACTGTATATAGTATTCAAGAGGAAGGATACCACTAATCGTTGTGTATCGGAGGACAGACTATCTCGTAACACTCCCATTATATCACATGGTCAGAGAGCCTACATTGCGCTGTGCTTCGCACTGGTTCGCTCCATTTCGGTCAGCTTCGCTGATAAGTGGCAAAGCCACTAACTCTTGACAAGATGTGGTAGAACGGGAGTATCACAAGATAGTAAGTATCAAGTGACTAATTCATGACAAAAGGAGAATTTATGTCAGAAGAACTAAATTTAACTTATCCACAAAAAGAAGATATGGATAATTTTCAAGAGATTATCAATAATCATTATGATAGAACTTTAGCTGAATTAACAGCTAAGTTTGAAGGATGGGATATGGATAATAGAGTATTAAATTATAATGCTAAGTATGAAGTATCTAAGAGATGTAATTCAGATTACAGAGGATTACAAACATTAGAAGTAAAACTAAACAGTGCAAAAAATGCACTGGATAGACTGAGTGATGAAAATGGCTCTAATATACATAAAGCTCATTTGATGGAAGTATCGCAATCACGATATGAAAATGCACTTAGACTTAAGAATGGATTTGAGTTCAGTAAGAACTTAGTAGAAACATCTTATAATGCTAATACAAAGTATTACAAAGATACATTCGAAGAAGAATTTGTTCCACAATCTGTACTTGCTGATAGAAAAGCATTAGCTGGACATCAGGGTAAAGTAAAGATTTGGAAGAAAAAAGTATCTAATAACTTCAGCTTAACACCAGCTGGAGCATAACAATTATAACCCTCTAGGAAACTAGGGGGTTTTTTTTATACTCATAGGAGGTAAACAATGACTCATATTTGTGCAACAATACTAATATTATGTAGTACATTTACTGTATATTTTAATGATCACAGAGATTATTTTGTTCAAGATATAACAGAATGTGCAATCGC